CTACGGTATGAGAGCAAAGGAATTCATAACGGAACAACGTGCTGCACTGTCGGTTGATATTGCTAGAGCGATGCCGGGTACTTATACTATTCCAGGATTACCCAACAGTGATTTCTATAAACAATATCGTTTTGGGGTAGCATTAGCTGGCGCCCGTGGCCAACTAGAAAGAGAACAAGATAGTATCCCACCTTATAACTTTGAAAAAGAAACTCCATGGGGAGAGAATATGATTGTAAGTTCATACATGGACGGTGAGATTGAAAAAGATATTGAATATGCTATGAAAGAAACAGGTGTTCCTGGTACTAAAGTATTAATCAGCACTAAGAAAAGTGAAGAAGCACCGGGTGTAGATAAAACTAGTCCAGTTAAAGCGTTTAAAGGTTATCCAAAATGAGAGCAAGTGAATTTTTAAGTGAACAACGCACAATTGGTACACCCACCAAGCGCCAATCCTTCGCTATGCGTGGATTACATAAGTTTCGTGATCCGGGCGGATATGACCGCACCTATGAATTGAATCGTATTATGATGGCTGTTGCTAGCGCAGACGGAACTACTCCGTTAGAAATAGATGCGGAAACGTGGAGCGGTCGTTATAATACAGCACATCCATATACCGACATAGAATCAAAAATGCTCAAACAAGCATATAAAGCAGTGGGTAGTGACATTGTAGATTTGAATCACGGGGATGATGAAAGCACAGAATTACCGGATACAAACGTTCAAAGTATAGCAAAGCCTTTTAAAGGTTACAAAAGAAAATAATCAGAGTATCAAATCCTAGAATAAGTAATTATAACAAATTACAGGATTCTGAATGCTTATTGATATTAACCAAACACTAGATTTAATTAAACTTAAATTTTACAACGAGTGGCTATACACCGCACATATATATGACGAAGGTGATAGCGAAATGCACAGGGGTCTAACTGAAACTGTAGTTAAACAATACATTGATCCATTAAATCTTTCAAAAGATAGTAAAATATTAGATTTAGGATGTGGCCCGGGCTATTTCTTAGATGAGATGAAGTCACGTGGTTATACTGATTTAACTGGTGTAACATTAAGTCCAGGTGATATCAAAGTATGTGAGGATAAAGGACATACTATTAAAAAGTATGATTTGAGTTTTCTTCCACAAAGTGAAGGTTACTATGATGAAAGTGTAGATTTCTTATTCTTACGTCACGCATTAGAGCATAGTCCATATCCTATCTTTAGTCTAATGGAATACAATCGTGTTCTTAAACAATTTGGTAAGATTTATATTGAAGTCCCGCAGCCAGGATGTGAAAGACGGCATGAAACTAATCTAAATCACTATAGTATTTTGGGGCAAGATCAATTAGCCGCACTAATTGTACGCACTGGATTCAATATTGATAAGTTTGAAAACTTTGAGTTTGATATAGAATTTCCTGACCCGGACGATAGTGAAAAGAAAATCACCGCAAGAGAAAAATTCTACTGTATCGTTGCTACCAAGCAAAGACCATTAGATATCAAATAATTTGTAATAAATACTCATTATGAGTATGACGAAAACAGGACAGGCATCACTAGTTAAAGATCCCTATACTAAGACTAAATTTAAGAATGATAAGGAATTACAGGACTTTATAAAGTGCTGTGATCCAGACACAGGTTATCTATACTTCATGGATAACTTCTTTTATATACAACACCCCACAAAAGGTAGCATGGTATATCATCCATGGGACTTTCAAAAAAGATTAATTAACACTTATCATAACTATCGTTATTCAATTTCATTGATGCCCCGACAGTCAGGTAAATCAACTAGTGCAGCTGGCTACTTACTCTGGTACGCTATGTTTGTACCAGACAGTACTATTCTTATTGCAGCACACAAGTACACGGGCGCACAAGAGATTATGCAGCGTGTTCGCTATGCTTATGAAAACTGTCCAGACTATATCAAAGCAGGTGTAACAACATATAACAAAGGTTCATTAGATTTTGAGAATGGTAGTCGTATTGTTAGTGCTACAACTACTGAAAATACAGGTCGTGGTATGAGTATTACATTATTATACCTAGATGAGTTTGCATTCGTTAGACCAAGTATCGCTAAAGAATTCTGGACAGCTATTACCCCAACATTAAGTACTGGTGGTAAAGCTATTATCACAAGTACACCAAACAGTGACGAGGATCAGTTTGCCTTCATCTGGAAAGGTGCTAACAAAACTGAAGATGAGTTTGGTAACACAACTGAGTTAGGTGTTAATGGCTTTAGAGCATATAGAGCAGAGTGGCATGAACAACCAGGACGAGATCAAAAGTGGGCTGATGAAATGAAAGCACAACTTGGCGAGGATCGTTTCAACCGAGAGATTGGTTGTGAATTTATTATCGCTGATGAAACACTTATCAATCCTAATACATTATTAATGTTACAAGGAATAGAGCCAGTCAGTCGTATGGGGCAAGTTCGCTGGTATCAGAAGCCAAAAAAGGGCAGTATCTATACGGTATCATTAGATCCAAGTCTTGGTACTGGTAGTGATCCAGCAGCAATACAAATTTTTGAAGCAAATACTGTTACACAAGTTGGTGAATGGAAACACAATAAAACTGATATCCCAACACAGATTAAACTTATAGCACAGATAAACAAATACATAGTTGAATGTACGGGTGAACCAAACAATCTTTATTATAGTGTAGAGAATAACAGCATTGGGGAAGCAGCATTGGTGTCACTAAATGAATATGGAGAGAATAACATCCCCGGAACATTTATTAGTGAACCGGGTAAGAAGCGCAAGGGTTTTAACACTACAAATAAGAGTAAATTAACCGCTTGCGCCAAGTTCAAGACATTACTAGAAAGCAAGAAACTAACTATAAATAGTCGTAGTCTTATCAGTGAATTGAAAGCATTTGTAGCACATGCGGGTAGTTATGCTGCTAAGATTGGGGATACAGACGATTTGATTATGGCCAGCTTATTAAATGTAAGAATGATACAGGAATTAGGGTCATATCACTTTGAATTAGACAGTTATGTACGTGACCACGAAGAATTTGTGGCACCACTACCTTTCTTTGCCGTACTAAGTTAAGTTTAAGATAAATACAATTATGCCAACAAATTCAGAATCTTTAAACCGCGAATTGTTTAGATTACTATCTAGATATAAATCAAAACCATTAGATGCAGAGGGTAAAGTTACCCCTGTGCCCGAAGAAGCAGATGTTTTTAAGTTTGAATTCACCAAAGACGGAGAAGATTACGGTACTGTTTATGTTACTATAGATGAAGAACGTGTATTAACTTTATATTATGGCGATGATGTAGCAGATAGTCCCGGTGATAAAACACCCGGATTGGGATATGATGACACTTGGTGGGGATTACATGATCAATTAAGTGCTTGGAGAATGACCAAGGGCTTAAGAGGATTTAAAACACAAAACAAAGACCGTGTGGGTGATGACATGGCAAGAAGGAACCATATGAGAAACAAAGATAAAATAGCAGAGGGTTACTACCCAATGGGCAAGAGTCGCAGTTACAGTGATGCTGTGCCTAGCGTAAAGATTGTTATTGAGCATAGCCGCGTTATTGAAGAAGGTGAACAACGCTATCGTAACATCAATAGAATTTTTTTAGAGAATCAAGACGGTGAACGCTATTTACTTGACACTAAGAAGCCAGGTATTGCCCGTGTCTATGCTAGACATATTGCTGAAGGTGGTAAAGTCAATGACGACCGTTGGAACCATGTACATAGTCTTTGTGAAGAATACAGTAAGATGGCTGGATTTGTTCGTGCTACACGCAATGGGCAATTCAATGAATCAGCACAATCATTAGTTAATGAAGGCATTGCACATTATCAAAGTTTGCGTGAATCATTGAGCCGTATGACTGGCAAGCGTGGTTACAATAGTTACTTTGAAAGTTGGACACCATCATTGATGGAAGATGGAACTGAAGAAAACAATCTAAATGAATTGTTTGTGCAAGAGACATTAGACCCACGCATTGAAAGTGTAATGCCAATATTAAACAGAATACATAAAAAAGTTTCTGAATCAATAGTTGATAAAGAAATGAACAAGTTAGCAGAGTGGGCTGATAGTTTAGTTGAAGAAGAAAGTCTAACAAGTAATAATCCAGGTGGTATCCCTGAAAGCAAAATGGATGAAGGTGTACTTGATAGTATTAAGAATATGTTTGGTAAAAAAGATCAAACACCTATTGCCTTTGACCGCCCGGGGAGTGTCACACCTGAGGACATTCTTATAGCATATCAAAGAGAACCTGATTTTACAGCATACGTTAAAAATCTTGCAATGCAAAACAGTATATCTCCTAAAGAAGTGATTAAACAACTTCAACAATCAGTGGGTCCGCTAACAGTACAACCTGATTATAGGAAAGAGTCCATTCCTTCTGAAGGTATGGAAGAAGCTATCAATACAGGTGCTTCTTTACAAAGATTTAGAAACGATCCTCGAGGTAATCAAAAATTACCTGCAACACCGGCAAAAGAAGTAGATGAGATTATTGATTACGATACACTAAATCAGTTAGCATCGCACCCAATGGCCGGCCCTCTTGCAGCAGCAGGCGGAGCAGCAATTGGTGCTACAATTGGTAAAGGTATTACAAAAGCTGCCAATTGGTATAAAAATAGACAAGAAAAGAAGGCTCAAGATTATGATATGAGAGGTAACAAGGTAGCAGAAGAAGTAGACACTGGTCAATATGATGCTGTTAAATCCTCACACAAAGGCGGACCTACCCCAAAACAAGAAAAAAGCTTCCGCGAGAAAGTACAAGCATACGGTAAAGAATTAGAGCAACGTCAGAAAGAAAAAGGTGTGGCAGAAGGCGACGGCAATCCTGATATTCAGTCAGGCATGAAGGTATCTCAAGGAACAGTTGAAAAAGTAGATGGCAACATTGTCACAGTAAAAACATCAAACGGTGATATGATAACTATGAACATACACGATGTAGATCAAGCTGTGGCGGAAGATTCGCACGAAGAACAAGTTGCAAGATTGGCCGCATACAATGAAAGAATGGCCGGTGAAAATCCACCAATCGACTTGGGTCTACGAGAAGTAGGCAACTGGGCAAAGGTTGGTCACTATGGTGATCCTATCAAAACAGCTTGGTATAATATAGCAAAATACGGAGTTAGAAATAATAGATTTAAAGATTCAGTCGACCAAGTAATGTCGGCTATTGGTGAATTCCCTGATCTGGAAGACGAAGTATATGACATGTATGATATTAACCAAGATGAAGTGGATATATTATATGATGCCTATGAAACAGTATATGACCAATGGGAACAATCACAAGGTGCGACTAATGAAAACTTTATAAACCAAGTTGACCAAGCAGTTACTAGTGAAGGTGAACATACTCAACATGCTATGCGTGGTCGCAATCCTGGCGCTAATGAATTTGAACATGACTTTGAACCAGAAGATAAGATTGGCAACATCCATGACAAAATATCAAAGATGTTAAAGAGATTAGAAAAGCCAAAGCATGAACCAAGTATGAAAGATACCGATCTTGGTAATACATTACATGAAGCAGCACCTTGGGAAGATGAGGATGAAGAAGATAAGGATGATAAGAAGCCAAAAGATACTAAAGGTAGTGATGGTTCTGAACACGGCGGTCATTCTAGGGCAAAGCATTTAGCAAAAAATGCCATTCCAAAAGATGATAAGAAAGAAGTTAGTGAGGGTCAAGATGAATTGGCACGTATCTTAACAATAATGAATCACAGAAGATAAGGGTAAATTGCTTATCAAAAACCTCACTTAAAAGGTGAGGTTTGCCATAACAGGCATAAATACATTGACAGTTTGAGAAAGTAATGATATACTTACTCATCGTGTTAGTTACTTCATAGTGAAGTAGCGAATTAAAAAACGAGACCATCTCAATTTATAAGGAATATTATTATGGCATCATTGGCAGAAATCCGCGCACGTATTGCAGCGCAAGACACAAAATCAAATACAAAGGGTTCTAACACCCAATCAGATAATTCTATCTACCCCCACTGGAACATGGACGAAGGCACTACTGCTAGTATTCGTTTCTTGCCCGACGGTGACACAAAAAACGAATTCTTCTGGGTAGAAAAACAAATCATCAAACTTCCATTCAACGGAGTTAAAGGTGATAGCAATGTAAAACAAATCGTAGTACAAGTACCCTGCGTAGAAATGTATAACGATGGTTCTACCTGCCCTATCTTGGCTGAAGTTCGTCCTTGGTACAAAGATGAAACATTGAAAGAAATGGCTAACAAGTATTGGAAGAAGCGTAGTTATATCTTCCAAGGCTTTGTGCGTCAAAACCCACTTGGTGATGACAAAACACCAGCAAACCCAATTCGTAGATTTGTTATCAGTCCACAAATTATCCCAATCGTTAAGAGTGGATTACTAGATCCCGAAATCATGGAATTGCCTACAGACTATACACGTGGTCTTGATTTTAACATTAAGAAATCTAGCAAAGGTGGATATGCTGATTACAGTACAAGTAATTGGGCACGTAGAGAAACAGCATTGACTGATGCTGAACAAGCAGCAATTGAAGCGCATGGATTATTCAATCTAACTGACTTCTTGCCCAAGAAGCCAGGCGAAGCTGAACTACGCATTTTGAAAGAAATGTTTGAAGCATCGGTAGATGGTCAACCATACGACAACGAACGTTGGGGTAACTACTATCGTCCATGGGGCTTAGATGCTCCAGCAGGTGGAGCAACAATTGAATCGGCACCATTACCAACTCGCACTGCTCCAGCAGCACCCGCAGGTCTACCCGCTTGGGAAGATGATGTTGCGGCAGCAGAAGCATCTTTCACTAGTCCAGTTGTAGTTCCTACAGCAGCACCTTCAAGTGATAAAGCACAAGACATTCTAGCAATGATTCGTGCTAGACAAAAATCTGCTTAAAACTATATAGGGGCCACGGCCCCTATCTTAGGAGAACACTATGACATTACCAGACGAAAGATATCGTGCCTTAAAGCAAGGTAAAAAATTATTAGAGGAATTGTGTGATCCTGGTCGTACACCGCGTGTACCTAGTCTAGTTAGAGACAGGGCAAGAGGAGCACTAAGACATTATCCAAGTGATTATGAATTGGATAGAATGGCAGACCAGTGTCCCGATTTACTTGATAAACAACCGTTTAGTGTATACAATAACGGTACATACAACAGATAACAAAGAAAGAGAGATTATCAATGGCAAAACCATTTGATGTTAGCAAGTTCCGCAAAGAAATTACAAAAAGTATTGAGGGACTTAGTATAGGATATAACGATCCAACAGATTGGATCAGTACAGGAAATTATGGGCTCAATTATCTCATTAGCGGTGATTTTAATAAAGGCGTTCCTCTTGGAAAGGTTACTGTCTTTGCCGGAGAGAGTGGATCAGGAAAAAGTTTCATCTGTTCCGGAAATCTCGTCCGACACGCACAACAACAAGGCATTTATGTTGTATTAATTGATAGCGAAAATGCATTAGATGAAAAATGGCTACACGCATTAGGTGTAGATACAAGCGAAACTAAATTGCTTAAACTAAACATGGCTATGATTGATGATGTGGGTAAGACTATATCAGAATTTATGAAGTCATATAAAGTAATGGCAGAAGATGATAAACCAAAAGTATTGTTTGTTATTGACAGTCTTGGTATGCTATTGACTCCAACTGACGTAAATCAGTTTGAAGCAGGTGATATGAAAGGTGATATGGGTCGTAAGCCTAAAGCACTAACAGCACTTGTTCGTAACTGTGTTAATATGTTTGGTA